ATTAGATGCAATTTTAAACCAGTACAAAGAATCTGGTAGCAATGTGAACTTCCAAGCTAAGACTTACGACTTAGCTAATTATTTTAGCACTTATCTTCCAGAAGGTGTTACAGAAGGAACTAAAGTCGTAAGAATCCTTCCACCAGCCGAAGGTCAAGCAACACCGTTTATTGAAATGTTTGCCCACAAGTACAAACTTGATGGTCAATGGAAAACCTTTCCTTGCTTGGATAAAGAAGAGGGTAAAGAATGCCCTTTCTGCGAAACAAGAAATGCTCTAAGAGCAGAGGGTACAGAAGAAAGTAAAGAACTAGCTAAGAAGTTCAATGTCCGTAAATTTTACATTGTAAAAGTAATTGACAGAGATAAAGAGAGTGAGGGTGTTAAGTTCTGGAGATTTGCTGATAACTGGCAAAAAACTGGTACTTTTGATAAGATTGTAGGTATCTACAAGGCCGTTAAGCATGATATTGCTGATGAGACAACTGGACGAGACCTACAAATTAATATCGCTAGGAACTCAAATGGGTCACCAGTGGTTCAATCAATAATCCCAATAGATAAGAGTGAACTTTCAGAAGATGCAGACTTATCTAAAAAGTGGTTAGCTGATACAAGAGGATGGCGTGATGGTATCTATGCTGTTAAATCTTACGAGTTCCTAGAGATTGTTGTTCGCGGTGGAGTTCCAGCTTGGGATAAAGCGAAAGAGGGTTGGGTTGATAAAGATGCGTTGACTGAGGATGATGATTCAAAAACATCTACTAATGATTTAGAGAGTGAACTAACTATGGGTTCGTCAAATAATAAATTGACAACCGAAGAAACTACCACTCCAGAACCTGCTATGGTTTCAGAACCTGCTACCTCTAGCGCAAATGATACTGAAGACGATTTACCGTTCTAATCATTTATTAAAGTTTTAAAAATAAGTGGTGTAAAAGCCACTTATTTTTTTCTCCTATTTAAAATAATAATATAAAAAAAGTTATAAAATGGCTAAAAAAGCACCTAAAAAAAATACAGATAGTACGACAGCTAATAAAACGTTCAATTTAGATTCGTTTAAAAAAAATAATGGGTTAGATGTTGTTGTTAAAGATAAAGAATTATCATGGTTACCAATGTCAGAAGCTTATTATGAAGCATTGAAAATGCCAGGTCTAGCCAGAGGGTTTTTTACCTCATTCAGAGGTTATACTAATACTGGTAAGTCAACTGCGATATATGAGGCTGCTGTTGGCGCTCAAAAAATTGGTGATTTACCAGTAATTATTGAAACTGAAGGTAACTGGAACTGGTCACATGCTAAAAACATTGGTCTGGTGTTCGAAGAGGTTGTTGACGAGACAACTGGTGAGATTATTGACTATGAGGGTGATTTCTTATTTATAAGTGGTGAAGATTTATTAAAGAGGTATCAGAATTTTGACCACTCAAATGGTAAAGAGGGTGTAAAACCACTTAGGTTTGAGCCAGTTATAGAAGATGTTTCTAAACTAATGAATGAATTATTAGACCTACAAGAAAAGGACACGTTACCGAGAAATATTTGTTTCCTTTGGGATTCTGTAGGTTCACTTAATGGTTTCCGTTCAGCAACTTCAAATAGTAATAATAACCAATGGAATGCTGGTTCAATGGAGGCTGCATTCAAATCACTAATTAACTTTAGAATCCCATCATCTAGAAGAGAAGGTAAACCTTATACTAATACTTTTGCCGTTGTTCAGAAGATTTGGTTGGATAACGAGAATAAAGTTATTAAACATAAAGGTGGTGAAGCATTCTTTTACTCACCAAGAGTTATTGTACACTTTGGTGGAATCCTTTCACACTCAACCGTTAAGTTGAAAGCAACTTCTGGTGGTGAAACATATCAATTTGGTATTGAAACCAAGGTTAGATGTGAGAAGAACCAAGTAAATGGTATTGAGGAGCAGGGTAAAATTGCGTCAACACCTCATGGTTATTGGAGCCCAGATAAGATTAACGATTATAAAAAGGAGCATAGGGATTTTATTTTGGGTAAGTTAAACTCACCTTATGATGATTTTGAAATCGAAAAAGAGGAGCAAGATTTCTCTGGTGAAGATTTAATCAGCTCGATGTCTAAAAAGTAATTTTTTGTTTAACCTTTTAACTAATATGTATGCCCAAGTTACCTCCAAAAAAAGGTAAACGTATTGATAGAATAAACACCCTTTTGATTGATGGTAATGCCCTATTCAAAAGGGGTTACCACGGGAGCCATGACGCTTATAATAAAGAGGGTCAACATATAGGTGGGTTATATCAATTCATAACTGTTCTTAAGAAACTACTATCCGAAGACGTATACCATAGAGTATACGTCTTCTGGGATGGTGAGTTTAGTGGTAAACTAAGATACAACATATATAAGGACTATAAATCTGACCGTGGTAAAAACTATGAAACTGGTACCAAACCAGAAGACATGGATGAAAAATTACAACAGTATATGGTTAAAGAATATTTGTATCACTTATCCATACGTCAAATTGAAGATGATGTTGTTGAAGCTGACGATTATATAGCTTTTTATTCCAACAATAAGGCTGACAATGAGGACGTTACGATTTGCACTAGCGATAGAGATATATGTCAACTTGTAAATGACAATATAAAAATATATCTTTGCGATAAGAAAATATATCTTACCAAGGAAAACTACAATGAACACTTTTCACACCACTATACTAATGTCGCTTTGATTAAGACAATTACTGGTGATAATTCAGATAGTATTAAGGGTATAAAGGGTGTTAAAGAAGCCACACTTACCAAACACTTCCCTCAGATAACTGAGAGGTCTGTTGAGCTTAGTGAGATACTAAGCGGTGCTGAAAAGATTCAAGAGGGTAGACTTTTAAAAAAGAAGAAATCTCTAAAAGCTTTGGATAACATAATAAATTCAGTTACTGAAGGTATCCAAGGTTCAAAGATATACGAAATCAACGATGAATTGGTCAACTTAAAAAAACCAAAGATGACCGAAAAATCGATAACACATTTCTATGATGTTATTGACACACCCCTAAGTGATGACAGAAGCATTAAGGATGTGTATAGGATGGTTAAAAGGGACAGTTTAGATGACATCATTAGGTCATATTACATGTCAGACTACTTTCTACCATTTAAAAAACTAATAGATAGAGACTATAACAAAATTTAAAATTAAATAAAATGATAACAACTAACGAACCAACAAAACATAATTACGAAAGAAAACGACACCAGAACTTCGAATTTATCCTAACAATTAACGGTAATATTCTTTGTAAAAGGTATTTCTCAGTTAGAGATGTTAAGTTTGATAATATCAAAGATGTTAAACCAATGATGGACGAACTCACTGGGATGGATAATGACTATTTTGGCGGTATGGGAATTATACCGACCTATCTGAAAGATAAAAGTGTAGATTTCCTATGGAAAACTAATAACCCATACTTCAAACAAACTGAAGATATGATTGATAGACGTGATGTATTTGAAAATGAGGACCTTATCGGGTTCAAAGTTACATTCTTCGATTTCAGAAGAAATGAAGAGCGATTAATCGGTGAGACACAATTCAGTGGTAACTTTTTTCCACCTAAAGTACGATATGAGATTAATATAAGGGATATCATACCAGAAATTATAGGTATAATTAGAGAGCACACTAGTAACTTGTAAAAAACCTGGAATTTAAGTTAATAATGGTGTGTATTATAGGTATTTATAAACGTAAAATTTAATGTTTTAATATGGGTAAAAATGAAAAAAATAATTTTGGTTATTTAGGTGTAGATTATCAGTATAATTTGATAAATCAAATAATAGTTGATGCTAAGTTTGGTGAGAGCGTTATTGACGCTATAGACCACAATTATTTTGAAACCGTTGACTTAAAAACTATCGTAATTGAGATTAAAAATATAAAAGATAATTACGGTTCAATACCCGACTACCCTACACTAGAAATTAAGCTTAAGCAGATTAAAGATAGTATAGTTAGGGACTTCACTCTAGAACATTTAAATACAATTAGAGGTTTAACGGTAAAGACACCAAAACTAATCCAAGAAGAGGCTGTAAAATTCTGTAAACAACAAGAATTAAGCAAGGCCGTCAAAAAAATACAAAAGCTAATTGATACTGGCAAGGCTGAAAACTTTGATTCTGCTAGTGAATTTATAAAAACAGCTCTTGATGTTGGTTATTCTAAAGAGGATGATACAACCTTATTTGAAGGTATAAACGAGGTATTAGCTGATGATTATCGAAACCCAATACTAACTGGTATTGCTAAGTTGGATGAAGTTATGAATGGTGGTCTATCAAAAACTGAATTAGGTGTCGTTGTTGCCCCTTTTGGTGTCGGTAAAACCACTTTAGCAACTAAAATGGCTAATAGTGCGTTTAATCATGGTTATAATGTTCTTCAAGTATTCTTTGAAGACCAACCAAAGTTTATTAAACGTAAGCATTATTCTTGCTGGACGAACATCGAATTAAATAATCTTGGTGCTTATAAGGATGAGGTTATCGATAAGGTAAAACAGATGGAGGAGAACGCAAAGGGTGGTCTTAAATTAAAGAGATTCCCTAGTGATGGTACAACTATGAAGACAATCAGGAAGTATATTGAAAAGAAAATTTCCGAAGGGTTCAGACCAGATATAATACTATTAGATTACATTGATTGCGTTCAACCATCTAAAAAGTTTGACGATGTATACGCAGGTGAAGGTAACGTGATGAGGGAGTTTGAAACCATGCTTTCTGACTTTAATATTGCTGGATGGACCTTTGTTCAAGGTAATCGAAGTTCGATTAAATCAGAAGTCGTTGAAGCTGACCAGATTGGTGGTTCGATTAAGAAAGGTCAAATTGGGCACTTTATTATGAGTATAGCTAAAAGTTTAGCACAAAAAGATAGCGGACATGCCAACATTGCAATTCTTAAATCAAGATTCGGTAGAGATGGTCTAGTTTTCCAAGACTGTGTGTTTGATAACTCAAGAATTCAGATTGACATTGGTGGTGAACAAGCTGGTATTACAGACTTTCAAGCTAAAACGGGTATTAATGGTTCGAACCAACAAATGATAAATAGTGTACTTAATAGAGTTAAAGATAGTAACACTAAAAACGAACCAACAGTAATAACATAGTAACTTAAATTTAAAATTAACATAAATGTATTTAAAAAATAAAGACGTAAGTAAACGGTATTCAATCTTCCCAATAACACACAATGACCTTTGGGAGTTTTACAAGAACGCTGAAGCACAAACGTGGGTGGTTGAAGAAATCGACCTTAGTAAAGATAGATTTGATGAACTTAAAGATAACGAAAAGATTTATCTTAAAAACATATTGGCTTTCTTTGCTATATCAGATGGTTTAGTTATAGATAATCTTGCTACTAATTTTTTAAATGAGGTTGATGTTTTGGAGGCTCAATATTTTTATGGCCACCAAACATTTATTGAACAAGTACACGCAAACGGATATTCATTATTGATTGAGACATATATTAAAGACCTAGTAGAACGAGACGAGTTGTTTAATTCAATGGAAACAAATCCAGCGGTTAATAAAAAGGTTGTATGGGCCGAGAATTGGATTAATCATCCATCGTTTGTTCATAGACTGGTTGCCTTTGCCTGTGTTGAAGGTATTTCATTTGCTAGTGTTTTTTCTGGTGTATTCTGGTTCAGAAGCCGCAATAAAATGCCAGGTCTTGGAAGTATGAATGAGTTAATTTTGAGGGATGAGACAACACATTATGAGTTTGCGCTAAATCTGTATAAGTCGTATTTGATAGATGAATATAAGCTTTCTAAACCCGAACTTAGAAATATCATTATTAGTTGCTATGAGGCTGAAAAGTTGTTCGTTGATGAAAGTATGCCAGATGGTCTTCAGGGTTTAACAAAGGTTGATATGGTGAAATATATTCAGTACGTTACTGATATCGTGCTGAGCGACTTTGGTTGTGAAAGAGAATTCAAAGTTAACAACCCACTGGAGTACATGGCCAGAATTGGTCTTTCAGCGAAAAATAATTTCTTTGAGAAACGGGATGGTGAATACACTAGAGTTGATATACCGTCAACTACAGAGGGTGTGTTTGATGATGATTTTTAATTATAAAAATATTAAATATGAGGATTGTAAAGAGAGACGGAACTAAACAGAGTTTTGCGCCAAATAAAGTCTTAACTAGAATTAAAACACAAGCTAAAGATTTAAAGGTGAACTCAACCGCGCTATTTCAAGAGGTTATACCATTTATCTCAGATAACATGACAACCACTGAGGTTGATGAAATCATAGCGTTTAAATCGGCTGATAAGATTATTCAACACCCAGACTACTCACTATTAGGCGGTCGGATATTATTAAGTCGACAATCAAAGTTGATTGGTAAGGAACTACAAGACGTTGACCGAACATATGATTTTTTCGGTGCGACAACGTTCTTGAGTAAATATTCAATGAAAAACAGTGATAACAGTCCTATTGAACTACCATCGTGTATGTACAAAAGGGTTGCCGAATTCTTAAGCGACAGCTCAACGGAAAAGCGTAGACTTTTGGATGAATTAACAACTAAAAGGGTTAACTTCGCAACCCCAACATATACTAATGCTGGTATAGCAAAGCGAGGTGGTATGATTAGTTGCAATTTAACTCATCTTGAATCTGACACGATTGAGGGTATTGAAAAAACATTAATGAAGATATCA